ACCGTGGTCCGGGTAACTGGATTCTAACTTCTCCTCTCGTAGCTTCCATGCTTGAGAGTGCTTCTAAGCTCGAAGGTGGAATCGCTCCTGCTGATGGTCCTACCAACATGAGTAAGACTGGTATCGAATCCCGTGGCAAGTTCATGGGTCGCTACGACCTTTACGTTGATCCTCTCTACCCTACGGACGAAATCCTCATGGGTTACAAGGGTGACACCGCTATGGAGTCTGGTTATGTTCACTGCCCGTACATCCCGATTCAGAACCTACCTACGATTGTTGATCCGGAAACGTTCCAACCTCGTAAAGGCATCATGACTCGTTACGGTAAGGCACTTGTCCAACCCGCTCAGAGAATGTACCGTGTTATCCGACTTGTCGGAGCAGACGCTAACTTCCTACTAAGCCCCTTCGGACGTAATGATGGAGTCCAAGGCCAAGCTACCCAACTCCCCTAAAGGAAACTAAGTAGTTAGTATTTAAAAGGGCTGGGTGGATTATATTCCACCCAGCCCTTTTCTTATTACCTATATAACATAGATGTACAAGTATAAGAGTAAATGTAGGTGGGCTATTCTTTTGTACGTAGACGGAGAAATAGTAGAGATTAGGCCCGGAGAATTCTTTGAGTCTTCAGATGTTATCTGTATAAAACACTTAGAGAAGATTGAATCTAAGCCTAAACCTAAGCCTAAGAAAACTAAAAGGAAGTAAGACATGCCAATAAAAGTAGACCCAAAATTGTTAGGATATGGTGACACCTTCGGAACATACGCAGGTAAAAATCTAGGAGATACAGACATTTACTCTACTGCTGTTGATGGAGCAAAACTAAACAAGAATAAGCTCTCTAACACTATTGAATTGACTGACTTTGAACAAACCATTCATGACTATGTGTTTGGTATGCTTGGACACCCTGTAGTAAGAGTTGAGCTTACTGAGTTTCAAGTAAAGGTTGCAATTGACCAAGCTATAACACAGTTAGATTACCATGCTCCTTGGTGGTTAACTAACATGGCAACGTTCCAACCTACTGCTGGGGTTAACACTTATGTATTACCTACTCACATTGCAAACAACCTAAGCTACGTAGTTTATAAGAAAACTCTTCTAAGTATACCAAGCCAAGCAGGAGATATTGAAGGTGATTACTTCTTAAAGTACTTCCAAGACAACTTCTTATTTAGTGATTTTAATATCTCAGATTATTACTTGATGCAGACCCACCTTGAGACTATGAGGAAAGTCCTTTCGCAGGACGGATCTTTTGACATAGTTAATGGTAACATGCTAACCTTATACCCTACTCCTGTATCTAACAACCAAGCAGTAATTCTAGTCTATCGATCAATTGATACTGCCACGCTACATCCCTTCTATGCAAACTGGGTCCAACGATATGCCTTAGCTGTTTGCAAGGGAATCTTATCTCAATCAAGAGGTAAGTTTAACATTCTACCATCTCCCGGAGGAGGCGCACAGTTAAATGGCGCAGTACTTCAAGATCAATCAGTTAGAGAGATGGAAGCTCTAAAGAAAGAACTCTTAACCGAGATCGAAGAACCCCCGACCTTTGGATTATACTAAATGAAAAAGAAGAACTGGAAAGTTACTACCGAACTGCCTGATCTTCCTGATCTAGATGGGGATAGTCTACTAAACCTATTCGATCAAGAAAATACAGACATTAACATGTTTAACTTGGTTGACGATGAGATTATTAGACTTTCAGGATCTAAAATGCATTTCTTTAAGTCGTACCACGATACGTCCTATGATGATGTATACATGGAAGCAAGAAATAAACCTATATCTAAAACTCCTATCGTAGTACATGGACACTACGAACCTGTTTCTATGTCCGAAGAGCTTGGAGAGTTCGGTATCGAGTTAACTAATGATCAGATCTTTACATTCAATAAGAGTTACATTGAAAGAAAGCTTGGAAGAGAGGTTATTCCCGGAGACGTAATCAAACCTATGTTCCAAGAGCAAAGGTACGAGATTTTTGAAGCTGTTGAAGATAGCTTCGAAGCTTATGGTGTGTTTCATATCGTATGTGCTGCTAAACTCCTAAGAGATTCTGATGACGTTAACGACCAACACCTACCCGATGTTAGCGATGACCTTGGTGGGTACGCTGGAGATCAATAATGGAGATTATACCACTTCCTACGGACAGTACAGACGCATCATCTTTATGTGATATCTCTAGTAATAGTAGTAGTTTCAAAACTAGAGAGACTGAGATTAGGCGACAGATCAGCGATATGACTAAAGCTTCTAAGAACATCTCAAGTATGTACAAAGAAACTCTAAGGTCAGTCATAGCATCCTTTAATGATATTGTTACTATTGACGCAGAGAATAAAGAAAAGGACGTAAAGGTAATCGTTTCTAATCCAGAAAGACCCGTAGCTAAGTTAGTTCAAGAGAACAACATAACATTACCTATTATTTCTATCTTTAAAAACGTAACTGACAATGATCAAAACAGAGGACGTTACGACAGTGTGTTAGTTCACGAAAAGTACTGGGACGAACAAAAGCAAAGAGCTATTAGGGTAGTAAGCTTCGCACCTCGCCCAGCAAACATCCGATACAATCTAAACATTTGGACCAAGTACGTAGAAGACATGGACCAAATCTTAGAGCAAATCAGACTAAAATTTAACCCAGAGATGCAAATCCCAACTAAGTTTGGAACACAGACTAAGGCTTCTTTAGAAAGTGAAAGACTCTTAGGTTCTTTTAGTGTAGCAGATAAAGAAGACCGAGTTGTTAAGAGACAGCTTGAAATTATAGTAAAAACTTATATACCAAACCCTAAGTTTTTACTAACATCAACCGGAAAATTAGAAACGTTCGAGGCCACATATGACATCATTAAATAAAAGTAAAATGCTAACAGCAGACACTAACATGATTAATGCAATCAATCTTGCAAGAGAGGCTGCGCTTGGTTTGTTTGGAGAAATCTCCGAACTAGAGGAGAAGTTAGCAGCTAAAGAAGAAGACCCTGACGTTATTGAGGCACCAGAAGCTCCTATTGCTGGGGAATCTCAACAACTAACTCTAACTGTTGTACCTCAGCAAGACAATAAAGGTTGGGGAGACGCAATCTTTTATAAGAATGATGAACCTTCTACCTTAAGAGATCAAGTAATTGTTTGTGGTGGAAGAAGTGGAATCATCAATGCTAAAAAGGAAGAGTTTAGAGTTAATTGGGATAATCTAACATTCACTCAAGGTCAGTACCCTACTGGATGGGGAGCTAGTATTGGTAAGGTAGTAGGTGAGATTAAAAACTGTACTTTTGTTAAGCTAGGAGAGACTAAGGCTACTGCTTCAACAACTCCTAAAGACGGTCACAGTATTTACGCTAAGCCTAACGGAACTCTCTTAGTAGAGGGAAATAAGTTCTTATCTTGTGGTGGAAACTCTCAGTTCGCAGCTAGACCTTGGGAACAAGATATGCCTCATGACGTAAAGGTAACATTCCGTAAGAACCTATGGGATAACTGCTCTTGGAATCCTACTGGTCATGGAGGTGGTGGATCTTTTAACATTGCTTTCTACGCTGGGTGTGAGGAAGGTTCTGAGGTTGTAGTTACTAACAACATTTTCCATAACGATGTTGCTTATCCCGGATACGAGGGATCAAAGAGTAACCCTTCTGCTAGAGGAGTTATAGCAATTTGGAACGAAGCTTGGTATCCTCCAGAGAAAGCTACAAGTAAAGGTTTTGTGCCAGACTCTAAGTACTTCGTAGAGTCTCTTAAGTTTAACGATAACGTTATTCGTACTATCCAAACTGATCGTTCTCCTATACAAATTAAAGGTTGTAAGAACATTGAGATTAAGAACTTAACTTTAGAGTACATCGAAGAAGTTTCTACTGAGAAAGCTTTTATTAGAATTGACCATGATCTTATGAATCCTGTAAGGGCTGAAAAGATTAGAATCGATCCTATTGATGCAGACGGTTGGATTGATTTCGCTGGAGAAGCACACCTCTTGCGTGATGGGTTAAGCTGGGATGCGTAGTGTTTCTGTAATAGGGGATCCAGTAACTACCAACCACGCTTGCGACTCGATTACAACAACTGACTCCTTAACCTCTCCCTCTGTATTTGTAGGAGGCGTTCCTATCATCTTAGAAGGAGATCTTCCTGCCGCGCACACCATTCTCGCAGGGATTGTCTGTGTTCCCCACGTGGGTCAAGCAGTCATAGCCCAACAATCTACCGTGTACGCAGAGGGAAAGTATGTAATTGGTGCTACGGATCAGTACGCTCCTGCTTGCGGTACTATAGATGACTCTGGGGCGAATGTATTCATCCCTTGATAAAAAGTATTCAAAAACAAGTCTACCTATAGTAAATACTCATAGGAACAATAAGATGAAATTAATAAAAAACGATAGTATGCAGTCATTCACTGTCTTTTTACAAACTGAAAAAGGGTGCAAGGAAGTTCACTTCTCTCCCGGACACTCAGTAGTAGTACCTGATCACTACATTAGTGAACAGGTAAAAACTCTCTTTAGACGAAGAGTGTTTAAAATCACTAACGCATAAGGTATAACAAATGGTAAACTTTAATTCTCCGGGTGTATATGTTGTCGAGAAAGATAACTCTGATTACCCTGTAGCACTTAACTCTTCCGTAGTTGGTATTGTAGGGTTTGCCTCCAAAGGTCCTATAGATGTTGCTACATTAATAACTAGCCAGAGTCAGCTAGTAGAAACTTTTGGACTTCCTAGTGAAAATATTGTTGGTCAAGGACTTGAGGCTGCTTTAGAAATTCTAGAAACTACAAACACTTTATACTTTATCAGAGCTTCTGATGAAGATTCCGCTGTAGATGCTTCTGCTGGAGTGTCTATCGGATCATGCCCCTCTCTTGTTGTGTCTGGAAACGATTACGGTATTACTAACCCTCTATTCTTAAAAGTTCAAGCTTATGATAATAACGGAATTGCTCAATACGTAACACCTAAAGAGTTTTCTCTCCCTATTGGGACGGGAACTGGTACACAGTATGATGTACTTAGATCCGTTATCGGTGGAAATTTAGAGTCTGAGCATGTTGGAGCTTTTGAAGGACCTAGTGATGCTTCTGGAGCTATCGTTGGATCTTACGCTGGTTCTGGTGCTTCCTTATCAGTCTCAGCTTACAGTGATTCTGCTTTCACTACTCCCACACCCGCTCTTATGGGAACTGATTCTTCTGCTACAGGAGAAGCTAATTTTGGTATTAGTGGTTCGGTTGGAGTCTCTGCTACTAGAGTCTACGGAAGTACTTACGTCGATACTGGGGCATCCTCAATCCAATACATTGCAGAGTCCCTATATCCCGGAGAAGGTTACAACGGTTTAACTAAGTCTGACGGAACTCTTACAGGATTAAGAATCCAAACTCGTAACGTTGGAGGAGGAGACTTCTTCGTAGATGTTTTAGAGGATGGGATTGTTTATGAATCATTTAAGACTAGCTTCGTAGGGTCTGGACTCTTCATTGAAGACGTTATCAATACTGGAAACCAGAACGCAACCACTACAGACATTAAAGGAAATCTTTATGCTGCTGGTTCCCTTGCAACAGCTTCTGAGTTAACAAACTTTGCTGGTACTGCTGCATCCTTGTTTGGTGTTTCTGAGTTCCATGTTCACGACGGTTTATTAGGATACCACGCTACGAACTCTGCTACGGCTACAGGAACTAGATGGTTAAAGCCTATCGAGGCTACCACGGTTATGACTGGAGGAACTAACGGTATTGCTGCAACTGCCAACCTTAGAGCAGTCGATCTTATCGGAGACGCTTCACAAGAGCCTAAGTCTGGAATGCAGTCCTTAGACGATCTCACACTAAACATCGGAATTGCTCTGGTTCCCGGAATCTATACTGAGAGTGTTCAAAATGCACTAATTACGCTCGCAGAAAAGACTTCGGACTTCTTAGCTCTCGTTGCACCTCCTGTTGCCGTTGGTAACCCTCAGGCCGCAATAGATTGGACTAATGGCAAGTCTAGCAGTACTGCTGGCTCTAGGTCCAGTGCAATCACAAGCTCTTACGCTGCTGTGTACTACCCACACCTAAAAGTGTTCAATATCCATGATGGCAAAGACATTTGGTACGACCCTACTATCTTTGCAGCTAGACAGATGGCTTACACGGATAGTGTAGCTGACTCATGGTTTGCTCCTGCTGGATTTGTTAGAGGTAGACTTTCTAAGCCTAGTGAGGTTGAAGTCAAACTCAACCAAGGTGACAGAGACAGTCTTTACAGTGGTGGAAATGTTATTAACCCCGTTGTATCTTTCCCCCAACAAGGTATTACTATCTTCGGACAAAGGACTGCACAAAGAAACCCAACAGCATTAGATAGAATTAACGTTCGACGATTGATGATCTATATTAAGAAGGTTGCTCTTGCATCTGCACAGAGAGTAGTTTTCGAACCGAACGATGAGTTTACTTGGGCTAAAGTTGAAGCTCTAGTAGGTCCATTCCTAGATGATATCAAAAGACGTAGAGGTCTAACAGAATTCAGAGTCGTATGCGACAGCACTACTAACACTCCTGTTAGAGTAGATCGTAACGAACTCTGGTGTAAAGTCTTACTCAAGCCGACTAAGACTGCTGAGGTTATTGTTTTCGAACTAAACCTAACTAACCAAAGTGCTAACTTAGGAAACCTATAAGGATTAAATTATGACTAACGCATACTACAAAGATAAATATGGCAGAGAGTTCAGCCCCGGAAAGGGCTTACCCACTGTTTCTACGGATTTAGATTCCGTAAGAACCTATCAGTTCGAAGTCCAATTTACTGGACTTCCTTCTGATGTATCCAATGAAGGAGATCTAACTCTAGCTGCTAAAAAAGTAGTAGGACTCGGGATGTCAAACGAGCCTATTGTTGTGGATCGAGTAAACGATAAGCTTTACTATCCCGGAAAAGTAACCCCAGAGGAAGTTACGATCACTTTTGACAATCTCTACATGAAGGAGACTGCTAGCGATCTTTGGGAATTCTTTAAAACTATCTATGATCCTATTACAGGTGAAATGACTAAGAATGCTCAGCCGGGAGGTGCTGGTACATTCAAGGCAAAAAAGGTTGAAATTATTCTTTTAAATAATTCCTTGGAGCCTCATTCCGCTATTGAACTTTATGGTGTTTGGCCTACTAAGTGGAACGCTGCTGAGCTTAACTACGCTACTAACGATTTTCATACTATCGAAGTCAGCTTCAGGTATGATTTCATGAACCAGACAGACGTTTAGTATCTAAACTACTTAAGATTCTCTAAGGCTTAGTCTAAGTATAAACCTTAGACTAAGCCTTATTTTTATCCCTATAATATCCTATGAACTACTTCGACGAACTACTAGAAAGTTACAACAAACTGAAGAAGAGAACATTTAAATTGGTTTATCTCAACGAAGATGAGGAGTCTGCTAAGGCTAACGCAGAAGCTAAAGTTAGAGTTTTGTTGTCTGGTCCGGGATCTCTTTCTGATACTAAGGGAAGAATTATTCAGGTTCTTCCGGGAAACCAAGCAGATCAGTTAGAAGCTAACCTAGCTAGTCGTAAGGCTGGAGAAGAAGCTAGTGCAGAAGGTTCGGGAGGTGGACAGGAGGCAGCTTTCGTAATTAACTGGGCAGGATTCGGTAGAGGGGGTACTATTTACTATAACTCACCTGATGAATTTGAAACCAATCACAACAAACAGTTCGTAAAGCTTGTAGGTGCTTTAATAAATCCAGACGTATCTCAAAATTTCGAAGATCAGTCTGATATTGATATAAAGAAACTAATGAATAGAGAGGGTACAGCATATGATGTTGCTGAGATCAATGAGATCCTACCTGAGATTTACAAAAACATCAATAGAATAAGGTTAGAGTTAGCAGATGAGTTTGGAGCTAACCCAACAGAGACTAATATTAAATCAAAGTATAAAAACGCCTCTAAAACTTTTATAAACATTATACAAAAGCCTGATAACACTTACGCCCAAGAAGATTTCCAAGCGGAGGTTTTTAATTTCGTAGAAGGTGCGAACGGTCTTGGTAAGGTTTTTGATGAACAATCTAAGTATCTAGAAGGAGATGAGGAGGATTCTGGGTCCTCTCTACAGTCAGACGTTAATCCCCCTTTAGTCTTTGATACTTTGCAGGCTTTGAACAAGGTTCTCTCTTATATTTCAAACCCTAATGAGTCTGGGGAGGATTGCGAATCCCTACAGGGTATTGTTAGTAATGTCAGAGGATTCAGAGGCTCTACACCCAGAACCTTATTGAAGCTTCCGGGATCCTCGGAAGGTATGATCATACCCTTTTCAGGTTTCTTGCCTTCTGTAATAAAATCAAAATTAAACGATAACTGTCCAGACGCTACTGAGAATGTTAATGTAGGTTCAGTAAGTTCAAAGAGAGGTATTAGTGCTAAGAAAGGAACAATGCATGAATCTTTAACTAAACTTCTATACTTACTTCACGTAGCTAGAACCTCTAAGGGGGATGTTGAGTCTATTAACGAAGACTTGCGGATGACCATAAAAAAGAATAAAGAAGTTGTAGAGTCGTTAGTTGATTCTATGAAGAGTTCAAATGGCTGGGTATCAGTAGATGAGAGTCTGTCCGATGACTTGCTTAAGTTTGAGTATGACTTGTTTAATAAGGATAAGAAAAACGAAGAACTAAACAATTTCCTTAGGACATACTACATGTCTCAAGTGTCACTATTTAACCAAGTAAACGCTGACACTATGATACACTCAGGTAAGACCAGTCTTACTGGAGATAGAAAGGATAACGTATTTGTATTTAAAGATGAGGAGTCTGCTAGGATGGCTTCTGAAAGGTTAGGAGTAACTTATACAAAGACTTCAAGGTCTAAACTAATCAAAGGCGCATCTAATAGCACAACTTCTAAAAGATCTCTTGAGGGTTATCCAAAAGAACTATACTCTATTGGGTTGGGACAAAAACTCTACAACGAACTACATGGGTCTAAGGCAGGAGAGCTTAACAGTATAACGAGAGCTAACGATGCTGCTATGGGAAACCTAGAAGGAGATCCTAATGTTGTTGATGGATTTACAGAAGAAATGGAAAATAGATTCCCTAAAACCGAGGCAACCCAATCTGTATTTAAAAGACTTAATAAGCAAGCTAAACTAATCAGAAATCTTCTAACTGAAAAAAGTACCACTAAAGGTCCTAACGGTAAAATTAATAAGTCTGACCCTGTAAGTATTGCTAAGAGTTGTATAAAATCTCTTGAGTCTAACTTATCTTACGATTCTATTATGGAATCAAGAATAAAGGACCTAGATATTTCAACTGATTATGGCAGAGCTAAACTATCAGAAATTATTGAGAGAGAAAATCAGTTATCTACTATAGACTCCTTACTTAAAGGAAGCAGTGGAGATACTAAGACTGCTACTACAATGATTCTTAGACTGGCCTTTTCTTGTGGAGGAAACAAGGATGATATTCTGCAAAGTGTATACACACAAGATGACAATAAGGTTCATACTTACTCACACAATTATGTATTCAATGCTATAGGAGAGGATTTAGAAAACGTATCTATAGTTAGGTCTGGATCTGGGTTTAATATTGAATACAAAGGTCTAAAAGTAAGACTTAATTTAGAAGCAACAGGATCTTCTAAAGGTATGAGTAAATCTACTAGAACATGGCTGGAGATGCGTAAAGATACAGTTAGGTTAGCATCCGAAGATCTACAAGAATCTATAAAACAAAACCTAAAGGAAGATTTGGGTAGTGATTTAGAAGAACTGTTTTATATTCAGAACAAACTTCTATCTAAGCTTCTAGGTTAGGGTAGATAAAAAAAATAAATCCCAATTAGTTACTTGAGATTTATGAGGCACGATCTATCATTAATAAAACAATATTAGATCAACTCTGGGTATAGCTTTTTATACTTCTTACTACTAAAAAATGAATCACTGAAGAGAAGTAAATCTTCTAGCTTTAAACATATATACTTCTTACTCATAGTTAAGTAATCAATACTAGACGAATCAATTTTGTCTAGTATTGCTTTATTATAATCTAATATGCATAAGGTATCTTTGCGAGATTGTTTGAATATTACCATGAAATCTTTTTTAGCTTTCTTGGCATCAACAGAGGCTTGCTCTATAAACTTTTTTATCCCTGAGTTAGAGCTAAAGAACCCACCCAGATTCTCCTTGTCATACCCATTCTTAAGTTCTAAGACAAACCTAAAGTCCAGTGGGGTGATAAGATCTCCATATAACTTAAGATGTTCTGGTAGGTCATGTGTTGTAGCGTAGGCTCCAGATCCGGGAGATCTAGAGAACTCCTTAGTGTTAAATCTTTCGTTTAACTTTTTAGCAATGTTCCTTTCAAACGTGCTTCCCTTGGTTTTACTGTTGATTCTCTTCTTTTTAGGCTTAGAAAGTTTAGATAAATCGTAATTGTCCTTCATAAATGGTCACTCCTTCAGCTATTATAGCTCATGGAAACTGCTACAAAGCAAAACAAACTTGATCTCGACAATTGGAAGATCAGAATTACTCAAAAAAGGAAAAATAGAATGAAACTACAATTTAATTTAGACAAGGATGAAGCACTAGCCTTCAAAAACTTCAGTGATATGTTCCAACCTCTACTTGCTGCCAAGAAGGGATTGGAGGTTGAGAAGTATGGACAAGACCAATTCATCCGTGACGTATTTATCCAAGGCTTTAATGCTATTAATATGGAATTTACTTCTTTCATGAATCAGGCTATCTCTGAGAATGAGGAAGAGCTTAGAGAGTTAGGCGCGGAAGTCGTACACAATGAGGACGGTTCTGTTTCTCTAAAGGAGACAGAGACTTCTAATGAAGAATAATAAGCAACTATTAGAGATTAAGGACTGGTTGGAGTCTTCTTTGGAAGGAAGCCAATCTAACTTGGAACTAGAAAAGAGAGGTAGTGTGGGTTTCTGGTCAGAGATGGCTAGAATCGACCTTATAGAAGAACTTAAACAATTCATCGAAGAAAATGTATAATTTAAAATACCTAACAAAGAGTTCGGACTTACGTAAGATCCTTTTTAACCAACAGAGTACTAAAAGATCTTTTAGCATCTTATTTGTATCACCTTGGGACTCGTACTGCGAGACTCTGATAGAGAGGTTGGAGTCTGAGTTTGGAAGTAAGGATCGTGGGGAGCCCCTCTATATTGTAGATAGCTTCTTAATGCCTGATGCCTTTTCACACTACAACACGCAAAAGGTCCCTCAGCTAGTACAGATTAGGAAGGACTATACTTCTGTAGAAGACTACCTTCCTACCGTTTATCGGAAGCTTAGGTTTCAAGCCCGTCCCGTCTAGCCTCAAACAAGTCTTCAATCTTTTGATTGTACTTCTTTTCCTTAGTATACATCAACTTTAGGTTATTTACAATAATTGTTGTAAAGTAGTTAAACGCTGTGCCTTTAGTTGGTTTAAAGTTCTTTATGATCTTTAGTACTAAGGAAAAGCATTCTTGTTTTGCATCATCCTGATCAACCTTAAACTTAAATGAGGTTAGGATCTTGCCTATAAGAAGATCGAAAATCTTTACTAGTTCTTCTTCGTGAGAATCGGGATCCTCTTTGTATAATAGAATGAGTTCCTCGAACTCCTCGTTGTTGATGTAATATTTACCCATAACATATAATAGTATGTATAAGCCCTTAGAAGATCTTTATTCTGATCTTGAGGTAGAGTCTGGCAACCCAAAGTGTAAGGGTTGTAGTATTCTTAAAAAGAATAAACCTTGCCACTCCGTAATGGATTACGAGGAAATGGATCAGTGTGATGTTCTTTTTGTAACAGACTCTTTAAGTTTTAGGTTTGGGGCAACTCACGGTGCTGACCTAAAAGCCACTAATCTTCTCAACGAAATGATGAGCGATGAGTTCCTTATTACTGGAGCAGTTAAATGTCCTTCAGTTAAAGAGGAAGATATGTCTACGTCTGACAGGAAGATCTGTAGGCAGCACATCTTGGATACCGTAGAAAGGGTACAACCAAAACTTATCTTCGCTTGTGGAAACCTAGCTCTTAAACAACTGACTAAACAAAGTGGAATCCAGAAGAAGCGTGGAGCAGCTATTGAGTTAGAATTAGAGAGTGGGTTTAAGACTGTGGTTGTGCCGATCTTTCATCCTTATGCTGTTCTGAAAGAGCCTAAGAATGAGATGTTGTTCAATATTGATATACAGAACGCATACAATATCTACATTCTAGGCAAAAAAGGTACTAGTAACTTTGACTACAGTGTGCTTATGTCTCTGGAAGATATAGCTTCCTTTATTGATAGGGTAGATAAAACGGTAGCGTGGGCAGTGGATACTGAGACGGAAGGTTTGGACTTCTTGAGACATGATATCACAACGATTTCGATCACTACTCCAGACGAGACTTGTGTTATCCCCTTCAAGCATAAAGATAGTCCTTTCTTGGGGGAAATGGATAAGTTAGTAGCTATGATTAACCTGCTATTTTCATACGACAATAGAAAGGTCTTTCATAACGTTAAATTCGATTTGCGTATGCTCTTGAGGCAGGGAGTAAGAATCCCTATCAAAACCTTATTCTGTACTCAGATGTTCCATCACCTATGGAATGAAAACCTACCTAAAAGCTTGATGGATATTATTAAGATCCACTTCCCTGAAGAACTTGACAAACTATAAGACATGTTAACCGTATCAAATCCTCAAAATACAGACTGGAAGAATATGCCCTTAGGGGATCTTTGTGAAGGAAATGCAACAGACACGTACTTCACTTTGAAGATTTACGATCTTCTTATGAATCAGATGGAAGATACCCCTGTAATGAAGCTAGTAGATCGAGTTTTAATGAGAACTATTAGTAGGTTTGCTGAGGTTGAATATTTAGGTTTAGATGTGGATACTTCTAAGCTTAGTATGATATCAGACTCTATTGATGACGTTAACATGGAGATTGAAGATCGTATTTACTCTTTGGAAGCTGTTAAGCCTAAAGATGCTCTAACTGGTCACGATCTATTAGAGATCTTATATACTAGAGAGGGTGCTTTGGAGCTTTACCCAGCAGGACACACAGAGAAGGACGCACCTTCAACAGCGGAGCCTGTATTGACTAAAATGTTATCCCAAATAAACGAAGAACTAGAGAAGAGGTCCTAATGGTTTCAAAGTACGAAAAAAAAGCTAGAGACGAGAAGATTAGTCGCGCTGTCATAGGTAATAAGACTACTAAGTCTTTGAAGGAATCTAAAGCTTTTATTACTGACCTACTAGAGCTTAGAAAGTCTACTAAACTTAAGACAACATACGTTACAGGTACACGGAGAGCTATTGAGAACAATGGTTATGACAAAGTATACTTTGATTTCCGATTCGATGGAACGGTGACGGGAAGGTTGTCTTGTGGTGGAGCTACTAAAGGAAGGAAGAACTCTGATAAAATGGGAGTTTCTTTCCACACTCTACCTCAAACAGACGAGGATTACGAGACTGACTTAGTTAGCAGAAACATTAGAAGTCAGTTTGTAGCTCCCTCTGGTTGGTCTTTTTTGGCGGGAGACTATAGCCAGATGGAGCTACGAGTTTTGGCTGTTCTAGCTAATGAGGGGTCAATGAAGAAAGCTTTCTTAGAAGGTAGAGATATTCACACATCTACTGCCTCACTAATCTTTGGTGTTTCTGAGAATCAGGTAACAAAAAAGCAAAGAAATATCGCTAAGACTGTTAACTTCCTTATTGTATATGGTGGTGGTGAGTACAACTTGTCTGAGACTGCTGGAATTACTATGGTTGAGGCTGAGAATGTTTTCGTAAAATATAGAGAGAACTTCCCCAAGGTGTTCTCTTATATGGAGATTATTAAGAAGCGAGTTATGCAGGACGAGTATGTCACCACATTATTTGGACGTAGAAGACATTTACCTAATGTTAGGTCTAACAATAAGAAAGTGGTAGCACAGGCCGTAAGGCAAGCTAACAACTTCACAGTACAGTCTCCTGCGTCTGACGTAATGCTTTGCGCTATCGATGGTGTATGTGAAGATATTGAAAACAAATCTCTACTTTCTAGAGTAGTCGCTACTGTTCACGACAGTGTTGAGATAATCTCACCATTTTCTACTACTATCCAAACACTTGAGATAATGAGGAAACAGATGATGAATCCTCCCGCATTAGAAGATTTAGGTATTGAGTTCGATGTACCTCTAGTTGTAGACCTAGAGGTTGGTGCTAGCTTCGGAGATCTTATGGATGTAGAGTTTGATGATTCTGGAAAAGTATCAAATGAGGAAGAAATTATGGAGTATCTTGGAGCATGAAAAAGTTTAAAGTATTAGACAAAGGATATGTTCAACTTATTGAGCATATGGGATCAGACCTATCGGTAGTTAACGCTGCTAGATGTTCCTTCGATAAGGTTAAAGAAGAGTTTGACGAGAAGGATACAAAGTTAATCAAATATCTAGCTAGGGAAAAGCACATGCTACCCTTTAGGCATCCTCAAATCTCACTTAGAATTCATGTTCCTATCTTTTCACTTAGACAACTAGGTAAGCATCAAGTAGGCTTCTCATGGAGTGAAGTATCACGTAGGTATATCTCAACTGAACCTGAGTTTTATGAATCAGAAGTTTGGAGAAAGAAACCAGATGCTAGTATTAAGCAAGGATCAGGAGAGGATTTTAGTATGGGGCAGCAGATTGATCTTGTTACTAAGGCTGTAATCAATAACCACAGGTCTTTATCTACGTATAAAGACTTACTTTCTATGGGAGCAGCACCTGAGATGGCTAGAATGGTATTACCTCAATCCATGTACACTACGGTCTATGTAACAGGCTCTCTATTAGGATGGGCTCATATGTATCGAGAACGAACTAGCCAGACTACTCAACTAGAATCTAAAGAGTACGCTGTAGCAGTTGGCAAGATTATGGAAGAATTATTCCCTGTATCGTGGGAGAGAATTAAATGAAGTGTATAATGTGCGGTGAACCAGCTACCTATTATATTAACTGGGTCTTTACGGAAAGCTCAGAGGACGATATTCAGTTCCCTCTCTGTGATAAGCATCATACTAATTTAAAGTCTTACAAGGAAATGCAAGAGGAAATGCAAGAGGAGAAAGAAGATGAAAAATAAAACACTAGTCATAGGCGACCTACACTTAGCCAATAAAATCCCAGGATTGTTGGAGGCTCAGTGCGCGTGTGTAAAAAGGATTAAGAAAGAGCATGGTTGTAATATCATTGTTTTACTTGGAGACGTATTTGAGAACAGAAGACCTAAATCATCTGTTATTTTATCAGCTAAGAACCTTGTTAGGTATCTAGTCCGTCCCAACTCAGCCCACGCCAGATCTAATACTGTTCACATCCTTAGAGGAAACCACGACTCGGAGAATAAGAATGATGACGGCATCTCAGCTATTAGCTTACTTGGAGAGGATGATTTTGGTGTTGTCAAACACATCCAAACTTTAGAAAACTCCAACTATACCGACACATTCATTCCACATTATGAAGATGAAAATAAAATTAGAGAGGATTTAAAAAATGTTAAGAAAGGTTCTAGAGTGTTTGGGCATTTTGGCTACTTTGGTAGTCTTAACTCCGCTGGTGATAATGATTTCAGCTTGGCTCTTTCTGATTTTCCTAATCGTACTTATCTTGGACATATCCATAGTTATAAGAGAGAAGGGAACGTTACAATCGTGGGCACTCCATACACAACTAGTTTTACGGAAGCTGGTAAAGACTCTTACGTTGTGTTACTCGGATCTGACGGGGAAGAAGAGAGAATCCTAGTTGATCATGGGCCTAGACACTTAATCATTGATATCGATGAGATAGAAGATAACCTTGAGTTCATTAATGATTCTAATTACTTTACACTTCTCAGAGTAGTAATTCCAACAGCACATGACGAGCGTGAAGATATTGGAAGTATCTTAAGCAAAGTAAATGTCGGATATGTTGAGGTGAAATACAAGCCTGTCATCTATGATATACACCAGCTTAGTGACTTAGATCCAGACAACCCCATCATTGAGGTTACGGACACTCTAGTTGAGGAATACATTAACCACAGCGAAACCTTGCTCTTAAAAGAAGATTTAATGGCAGGACTACAGACTATCCATGAAAGTAAACAAAATAGAAATCAATAACTTCTATTCTATTAAGGACATGACCCTAGACTTTGATCAGTTTAAGGGTCTTGTTCTGTTAGAGGGAAATAATGTTGACGTAGGTGGGTCCAATGGGTCCGGAAAAAGCTCCATCTTAGATGCTGTTGTTTGGGGTTTATTTGGTAGGACTGTACGTAAGTCTACCGAAGAAGCTCTTGTAAACAACCAAACAAAGAAGAAGCTCTCGGTTACTGTCCACCTTGAGGGTGGGACGGTGATTACAAGGTCTAAAAGACCTACAAAATTGACCTTTATCTACCGTGGAGAGGACCGAACACAAGACAAAGCTCTAGAGACTCAAAGAGAGATCGAGAGGCTTTTAGATGTTAATTATAAGGTCTTTTTAGCCTCAACGGTCTTCGGACAAGAGAACAACGTAGACTTCATTAGCTCTTCCGCTGATGACAAGAGAACTATTATTCGAAACTTTCTCGATCTTGAGAGTGTTTTTGGTTTGCGAGAGACAGTGAAGTTCTTAAAGTCTCAATATTCACAGGAGAGGAAAGCAACCTCTGCGGTAATTGCATCTCTGACAAAGCAGGTTAGCGGGTTAGATAAAAAGATTGAAGAGGCTACGACCCTCAAGGCCAGCGCGGAATCTGAGTACTCAGTAGAAGTATTAACCAAAGACTTTGAAGAGATCGCTAAGGTCCACGATGAGATTGATGATTTAAAGCAGACCATAAATAAATGGAGCAAGTCTTTGTCTCTTGCTAAAAAGAGAGTTAAAGAGTATAATGATTTTGAGGGATCTTGTTTTGAGTGCGGTCAACCCGTAGAGGATAAGAGATCACCTAAGGATTTAGCTAAGCTTACTAAAGAGGTTAAATCATGGGACACTAAGATTAACAATTCTATCGAAGCTCTTAGTAAAAAATCTAACTCAGTTCTACCTCTTAAAGAGATTCACAAAATAACTAAGTACCAATCTATCTGTGGAAAGATAGACTCCTACAAAGAGAACAAAGAGGAACTTCTTGTAGATTTAGATGGTCACTACAAGCAGACTCATGGCGCAGAGAAAGACTATGAGATTATGCGATTCTGGGAGAAAGCTTTCTCTGAGGCTGGACTTGTTAAGTATGTTATACGGAATATCTTAGGATATTTCAATAATAAGGTTAACTATTATCTAACCTATCTCGCTAATGGGAAATATAAAGTGACTTTTGATGAGGAGCTTTCGGAGACTATCCTCTATGATAATAGAGAAGTTCACTTTATGTCTTTGTCGGGTGGAGAGAAGAAGAGAGTTAACCTAGCAGTTATGTTAGCACTTCAGGGATTACTCTCACTGTCGAACAAGGCTGAAGGTAACTTATTATTTTTTGACGAGTTAGATACGAGTTTAGATTTTACAGGCATGGAAGGTCTAAGTGAGTTGTTAAAAGTTCTGAAAAAAGATAAAACTATTTTTGTGATTACTCATAACCAACATCTAAAAGAGTTAGTCTCTCCCTGTTCTGAGCTTATCATAACGAAAGAAGATGGAGTATCCTCTATTCAATGAAGATCTTTGTAACTTTTATATTTTTGTTTGGTATATTATTACTAACAACTACTATATAAATACTGCAAGAATTGAATAGAAATTGTACTTTATTCATAATTACACACAATTTACACCTAAAAGATACACTAGGTAATACACAGATCCTTACTGTACAAAAATAAGGACGGAGTTATAGAAATACTATGAGCGCATTTGAAGTTAAAGGTTACGGTTTAGAAGTTTACAATTTGAAGTACCCTTATCCGGGAGAGAAAAGCTGGTCTGACAGGGCTAAAGTTGTTGGTAAGTTTGTAGCTTCTGCTGAGTCGGATGAAGACATGACTAAGTATGAGAAAAAATTTAACTCTTCTCTTTTAGCCGCTGATTTCATTCCCGGAGGAAGAATTATTTTCGGTGCTGGTAGGAATATGGGAAACCAAAACATGCTTAACTGCTTTGCTTTGGCTCCAGAAGACACGGTTGAGTCTATTGGTAAGACTGTCCAAGACATGTACCGTATTTCTTGTGCAGGAGGAGGTGTTGGTCTTAGCTTCGGAAAGATTCGACCGAGAGGTGATGATATTCAAAACATCCCCAACAGCGCTCCCGGATCCATTTCTGTCATGAAGATGGTAAATGAGGTTGGAAACCATGTTAAGGCAGGTAAGAACCGTAGAACTGCACTTCTAGGATCTCTCCCTGTCACACACCCAGATGTTTTAGAATTTCTAAGCATTAAGCTTGACCAACAACAGCTTACTAATTTTAATATTTCTGTAGGTATCACTCAAAGGTTCATCGAAGCTTGTCAGAATGATGAAGACTGGTATTTCTTCTTCAATAATAAGCAATACTACACCTTCGAAGTCTCTACAACCGATGGTCGTAAAGTAAAGACTGTAGCACTAAACGAAGAAGACGCTATCGCAAGAGCATCTGGTTTCCAAAAGATTGATTGGAACGATGAGTTTGTCTCTGCTGTACAAGTACCTTACAAAGCCAAAGATCTTTGGAACTATATTTGGAAACACGCAATTAAAAGCGGAGATCCGGGTATCTTAAACATTGATTACATGAAGTCTCACACGAACGTTAATTACTTTGAGGAGATCGAAGTGACTAACCCCTGTGGCGAGATCCCTCTCCCTGCCTACGGTAACTGTTGCCTTGGACATGTTAACTTAAACCACATGGTTTTAGAAGACGGATCCGATGTAGATTGGAAGAAGCTAGCAAGAACGGTTCGTTCTGGTGTTAGGTTTCTAGACAATGTACTTACTATCAACGGTTTTCCCTTGGAGGAGTGCAAGAGTGCTGGACACAGATCGAGACGTATCGGACTCGGTGTGACAGGACTGCATTACATGCTTATTAAGCTTGGACTACGTTATGGAAGTCCAAAGTCTCTTGAGTTTGTTGAGAGGTTATTCACTACCATCCGCAACGAAGCCTATATCTCAAGTGCTTACTTAGCCAGAGATAAGGGATCCTTCGCAGCGTTTGATAGAGACAAGTACTTAGCACAACCTTTTGCTAAGGAACTACCTGCAAGAATTCGTATGCTTATCAGACAGCACGGAATTCGCAATGCTGTAAGTTTAACTCTAGCTCCTGTAGGAACTACGTCTATTGTTTTCAGGACTTCTACTGGTGTTGAGCCTATCTTCTCGCCTATGTATTTCCGAAACCATATTGTAGACGGTCTAGTTAAAGAGACGGTTGTTATGGACCCTCTATTTAAGGAATACCTTGAATCAGGTAAGGACGTATCACACTTTGTCGGAGCTTATGATGTAAATCCTGAAGAACATATTGCTATGCAGGTAGCTATTCAAAAGTACATCGACAACAGTATCTCTAAGACCATTAATCTACCTGAAAACTATAACGATCTATCTGATGAAGACTTTGCTTCTTTCTCAGACTTTGCTCTAGAGTCTAGCAAGGAACTTAAAGGATTGACGATTTACCGAGCCGGAAGTAAGGGAAATGAGCCATTACGAGCCATCCCTACTACTTCTGAAAATATTGAAAAGCACTTAGGACTTGCAGTATCTGAAAACGCTACTGCTGACTCTTGTTCTCTAGATGGTGGAGACTGCGGATAAAAAAAATGAACAAGTCTTTTGATTATTGGGGTAATCCTTTTCATTGGAAAGATATGGACTATGTTAACGAACTCTTAAGTCTTTACGAGCAACGTAGGTTCCTATATCAGGATATTTATATTGAACACAGGATTAAAGAGCTTCTTGCAGAAGGTTATACAAAGTCAGAAATTTGTATTGAGGCTTGCAATAAGCCTGAAGGAGAAGGTTACAGTTGGAGTGTTACTGCAAATGCTCCTATACGGGAAAAACTACCAAAAGAAGGAGATGACTGGGAAGAATAAAATGGAGTATAAATGGAAATGTTGGGATTGTGATATCACCGTAACAAAAGACTATGCTATGGGAAAGTCTCCTATAAGAACTAGATGTACTGAGTGTAATAAACTTATTGAGAAAGACCTTAGCACTGTAACTTTTCATATGAAAGGTGATTGTCATACTAATGTTGCAAGAGGTAAGAAATTCATTAAGGAAGGTCTAAATAAACAAGAAGGTGATGCACTACTAAACAGAGCTATCGATTCCACAAAAGAGGCTCTAGCAGATGATGGTCAGAAATATAAGTCTTACAATATCGATTACGAAAAACTAGCAAAACACGGTAAAGCTACCAAGCTTAACCCAGAGCAGACAAATAAAAAGCGAGAGCTTACTAAGAAACGGACCCAAGAGGTCTATGATAATGCTGAGAAACAAGGCGAACAACTTAACGTAAACAGAAAAAAAGATCAACACTAATGGCATACGACTTCAGCGATAACATCCAACGAGGAATTATCAACCTATTTAAATCCAATCAGGATTTTTACCTACAGATTGTAAACTTAGTTAAGCCTGAGTACTTCGAATACCCTTCACATATGAAGATGTTCGAAGTAGTTGACGCTCATTACAAGAAGTACCACAAGCTACCTACGGATGATTTTGTCATCCAAGATATTAAGAAAAAGCTTGGGGCCAAAGAAGACCTTAGTGATTATACGGATGAGCTTGCCTACATCAACAACCTAGACTCTGCTGCAACAGAAAACCCAAACTATCTTCTGGATATCATCGAAGGGTTTGCTAAAAAAGAAGAGATGAAGTCTGCTATCGCACAAAGCATTGAGCTTATTCGAGATGACAGGACCGAAGAGGTTGAAGCTTTAGTACGTAAGGCTCTATTAGTGTCTAGAGATATTGATACTGGTCAAGACTACTTCAAAGACTTTGGAGAAAGGTTTAACCGAGTATTTAACGAAGAGAAAACTAAAAAACATAAAACTGTACTTCCTTCGTTGGATAAATCTCTAGAAGGTGGACTAGGTGATAAAGAGCTTGCCATGGTCGTGGCTCCTCCCGGAGTCGGCAAGTCTCTTTACCTAGTTAACCAAGGCGTAACTGCCATGACTGAGGGTAAGAAAGTTCTTTACATTTCTTTGGAGATGAGTGAAGATAAGATCGCACAACGATTCGACTCAATCATGACCCTTATCCCTCAGAAGAGACTAAAAGATCCTTCTTCTCAGTTAGATCTTAAGTCTAGGTTCAAGGCTTTTAAAGAAGCATATCCCGGATCTGATCTTGTGATTAAAGAGTTTCCTACCTCACAAGGAACGGTTAACACTATTCGAAACCTTCTAGTTCAACTAAAAAACTACGATGATTTTGAGCCTGACCTTCTTATCGTGGATTACCTAGAACTTCTTCGTCCTACGAGAGAACTCCAAGCGGAACACTTAGCTCAACAACGAATTGCTGAAGAGCTACGAGGCGTTGCAATGGAGAATAACTTACTATGCTGGACCGCTACCCAGACCAATAGAATGGGTCGAAAAGTAAAGGTTATTACAGATGCCGAGCTTGGTGATTCTTACGGTAAAATCCGAACTTGCGACTTTGCTGTATCTCTAAATCAAACAGAGGAGGAGTATGATGCTGGTACTATGCGTTGTTATGTCATGAAATCACGTAACGGAACTCCTAGATTTATTGTCCCTATGCAGCTAAACTACACAAACCTCATTATGGGTGAATTAAATGAATAACCTACCTACCGAGATTAACTTTGGTTGGGCCAAATTCGAGGTACAGTACCTTAAAGGGCCAATCTACACTAAAAATGACGAGACTGAACAAGTTTTCGGTGATGTATGTTTTGATGAGTATATAGTAAGAGTAGACATTAGCCAATCTGAAGCTTGTATTCAGGAGACATTAATACATGAACTTGTACATATTATCCTAGAGATGAGTTGTTTAGGAGCAGAGACATATGGTGAGATGGATAATGAGTCTAAGACTACTTTAATCTCACGAAATATAATGCTTCTTTTAAGGCTAAACTCAACGCCCCTACTGGAGTTGTTTGATGGAAATAAACTTAAAAAACATAAAGAAGAATAAAAAGGATCCTAAGTACACTGTACTTTGTAGAAGGTTAGCTGGTTATTGGATTGCTGTTGGTTTGCCAAAAGACTCTGACATTGTTCAAGTAGTAGGCGGCTCAAGAATTTACAAGATGAATTCAGAGTTCGGTGTAACTACTCCAAGTGTTTCTAAGAAATCTAATTGTTCAGATAAAAGTCTAGTTGGAGACTTTCTTATAGTACATCCTGATTCATCCTTAACCACATTAAAGAAGAGCGAATATCTTGCGTACTTCCCCAAACAACCCGTGGTAGAAAAAGAAGGAACCGTAAACAGTAACGTTCTAAAAAATAAAGAATATCTAACTAATCTCAAGAAGAACTCCTGACTCAGCCTATAATAAGGCATGAACGAGTTAGACAGACTACTAGAGGATTTTGGGTGGGATAGTTATCTTGAGGTCAGCAATGACCTTACTGAATTTAACGAAGATACTATCGATGACGATATTATTAAATTCTCTGCCATTTATTCATCATACTACGCTATGATGGTTACGGCTAAGATGATTAATGATGGGGACTGCACAAACCTTTCTGAGCATATGGCTCAAGTTCGATCTGACTCGAAACAGAACTCAACTAAAAAACTCACTGCGAGGGATTTAGATGACCTTGTTGAAATAGACGAGGAAACCAAACGCCTGACATATGTTTGTCGGGAATCATCCTATAAGTATAACCTACTTAAAGGTCTAATAAAATCTATGGAGGCTAAGAAGGATATGCTCATCCAGTCTTCCAGTAATAGAAGAGCAGAAACTAAACTTTACAGTAACTAAAAAAATGACTATTGATCTCAAAGCACTACGCGCACAGTACGAAACCCTTGTCTCCAAAGACGGAGACTCAGACTCTAGTACTACCAAAATCCCTTACATCACACTAAAAGAAGGAAACAACATTGTTCGAATCCTTCCCGGAAAAGATGATGATGACTTTGTAGCAGAAACTGCTATCCACCGTGTCCCTCAAGACGGTCAGACTTATGATCGTGCCGTTCATTGCCTAAAGACTCACGGAGAGGACTGTCCTCTTTGTAATCTCTACTACGCTCTTTGGGATGGTGTAAATAATGGCACTACCCAAGACGAAGCTGGAGATAAGAAGCTTGCTAATAAGATTCGCGCTCGTAGTCGTTTCTACTTCAACGCTCTTGATCGTGGAGATAAGAACAAGATTAAAGTTTTCTCTGTTGGTGTTAAAATGTACCGTACCATCGTTGGGTCTATTCTTGACGAAGATTACATCACTGAGGATGACGAAACTCTAATCGATCTAAACAACGGTCACGATTACAAAATCCAGAAAGTAATGGAAGATGGCTGGCCTAAGTATGAAGGTTCTATGCCTCGTCCTAAGATTACTCCCGCAGCAGAGAGTAAGAAAGAGATTGCAGAAATCATGGATAGTCTCCACGATATTCAATCACTTGTAAAGCATGAAGATTACGCTGAGGTTAAGCTTATGGCTGAATCAATCGCTGTTACTGGACGAGTCGCTGCCATGAGTAAGTCTACGACTACGGAAGGTAAGCCTTCTAAAAAAGTTGAAGAAGAGGAAGTTTCTAACGAAGATTACCTAGCTAAGATGAGAGGTAACGAGTAAATGGGTATTACTACCGAAACGTTCGGAGAAGATTCTTCTTTTATGAATATCTTAGAAAACCTAGGATGGGATATGACGTTCTTCTTTTATAAGAAAGACCCTTTCGATGTATTTATGTCAGAGGGTAAGGCTCTAGTAGGAAAGAGTGAAGAAGGTCTTATGGGGTTGGACTCCGAGTATGGGGCCACTTCAAAAGGGTATACTGTGGCTGTGTATGATCGTAAGCAAGACGATTTCTTCTTCAAACCTGCCTAGAAATAGAATCTAAAACCGCGCTGCTATCTAAGCGCAAACCCCCCCTGAACCCGATACTTTTTCTCACGAAAGTATCGGGTTCTTTACTTCTAGGACCTATAATATTTTATGACTGAAAAACTTAAAATTCTAGTTTCTGCTTCCAACCAAGGAGGGTGCAGTTATTATCGCCTTTTAATGCCTTTTGAAAAAATAGCACAACTGTACCCTGACGAAGTAGAAATTAGATTCGATTTGAATCCTCTTGGTTTTGATACTAAGTATGGAGCTATGAGTCCCGGATTAGAAAATGGGGGATGGATACCTGATTGGGAGTTTGCGGATATGAAATGGGCAGACGTTGTAGTCACAAACAACCTGTCTAACTTCGGTCCTCAGTACAGCGCAAGGATAATAGGAAAAGCTAAAGAGTTTGGGAAGTTTGTAATTTATGATACAGATGATTTACTTACAAATCTATACGAAGGTCACAGACTTTACGAAGTATATAAAAATAGGGAACTCGACAAGGTGGCAGCATTTCTTTATAACCATGCAGACTTGGTTACAGTAACACAAAGAAAGTTTGCTGAAAGAATATCTAAGCACTGCAACAGTACATTAGCTGTAGTAAAAAACTCAATCGACTACCAGCTTCCTTGTTGGAATATGCCTAAAGTTACTCCTAACAAAAAGAAGTTGTGTAGGTTTGGTTGGGCTGGAGGAATTCACCACGAACAAGACGTAAAGTATTTCTCAGGAGTACCTCACTTAGTAAACCAAAGAGTTGGAAGGGAGAATTGTAGGTGGGACTTTTACGGACACCCACAACCTCAACAAAAAGACTACGAGTGGCAAGCTGACGTATGGAAGAACTACCAGCGTATTATTATGGCAGGATTCAAAGGAAACAAGAACTTCGGAATCCATTACGCAGAACATCCTAATATGTATGGAAAGTTCTTCACTAACATGGACGTAGCTCTAGCACCTCTTGAGCCAAATGAGTTCAATGATTCTAAGTCGGAAATTAAGTTAGCAGAGTGTGGTCGCTATGGAGTACCTTTGGTAGCCTCAAATGTTGGGTGTTACGACGAGTGGATCAAAGACGGTGAAACAGGCTTCTTAATCGACCCTTCTGAGGGACGTAGTGCGTGGGTGAAGGCTCTTTCGAGGATTGCTAAGGACAAGAGCTTACGCGAGCGTATGGGAGAGAATCTGCGTAAAATCGTCAATGAGCACTTTGACGCTAACAAAACAGCTAGAGGACGTTTGGACCTCATTAAGGACCAATACAAGCAATGGAAACTGAACATAACA